CGACCACCGAGATACACACACGGCGTATCGTGGGCAGCGTCGGATGGGTATAAGGGACAGCGGCCTGCGACAGGTCGCGGCCAATGTCGGCGCGGAATGGGACGGTCAGCCCGAGCCGCCAACAGCCGAACGAACCGGCAACCACCTGACCGGGAAAGGCTATGTACCAGCCGGAATCGTCCCGTTTTCGTCCGTCGCTGGAAAATCGGTGCAATCGTCCGTCAATGGTGACGGACTCGGGCGGAGTCAGTCCGGCCTCGATTATTGCGTCGATAAGTTGCCGCTCAGGCGGGTCTGGAAGTTTTGGCGCGGGCGGCTCGAAAGGCCGGCCCATGAGGTCAACGATATTAGCCATTACGGCGCTTCCCCCTGCGACTGATGCGGCGATAGAGGACGGCCTCTATCCTGCGCACGGCGTGAGGCGGGAGCGGGTCTGACCAATGCGAGATTGCGGACGGTGTAACGTCGATAGCGCGGGATAACTCGGCTAGGTTCTCGCACCCTAGCGCGTCCATTGCGTCCTGTTTTGTCATTGTAAAAACCTGTTGACAATGTTGTTGAGCGCGCTCAATATGCACCAACTCGCCAACCGGAAGCAACCAACCGGCGAGAAAAAAGAGGAAACAACATCATGGCTATTGTTCTCAAAAACACGCGGGACGTTCACGCGTCCGGCATCAAGTGTCTTGTCTACGCTCATGCGGGAGCTGGTAAGACTTCGTTAATCCCGACGCTTCCCGCGCCGGTAGTGCTGTCAGCGGAAGGCGGTCTGCTTTCCATCAGCGGCGCGAACATCCCTTTCATTGAAGTCTGCGACATGGCAACGCTCACTGAGGCGTATGCCTGGCTTTCGGATAGCGCGGAAGGAAAACAGTTTCAGTCTGTCGCGCTGGATTCGATTAGTGAGATTGCGGAGGTTGTACTGAATGCTGAGAAAAAGAGGATGGTCAATGGCAAGTTAGTTGACCCGCGCCAAGCCTACGGCGCAATGCAAGAACAGATGACAGACCTTATTCGCGCATTCCGCGACCTTCCGGGCCGGCATGTTTACATGACCGCGAAGTTAGATAAGGCGACGGACGAACAAGGCCGCATTCTCTACGCGCCGTCTATGCCGGGTAACAAAACAGGTCAGCAACTCCCGTATTTTTTCGATGAAGTGTTTGCGCTTCGCGTTGAAAAGGACGCGGAAGGCCAGCCGGTGCGCGCACTCATGACGCAATCGGACGGGTTGTGGCTGGCAAAAGATCGCTCGGGAAAACTCGACGCATGGGAAGCGCCAGACCTCGGGGCGATCATTGCGAAGATTGGAGGTGCGCAATGAGTCTTTGCGAAAAGTGGCTTGCCGCAAAGGCAGCCGAAAACGCGGCGATAGAAGCGCGCCGCACGATTGAAGATCAGTTGACAGCCATGCTCGAACTTGCACCCGACGCGGAAGGCGCGACAACGGCCAAGCGCGACGGGTACGTCATCAAGGCAACGTGCCGGCTCAATCGCAAGGTTGACGGTGACAAGTTGCAGGAACTCGCGCACGACGCAGGACTTACCGAACACCTCGCAAGCCTGTTTCGGTGGAAGCCTGAAATCAGCATGAAAGAATGGAAGGCGGCAGCGCCTAACATCACCGGGCCGCTGTCCGGTGCAATTACCACCACGGCGGGCCGCCCGTCGTACACCATCACGAAAGAGGAAAGCAACAATGGCTAATCTCGGTGAGACTTTCAGCGCGGCAGACTTGCCGCAAGGAAACGGCGGCGACTTCACACCGCTTCCGGCAGGCTGGTATAACGTGCGCATCAGCGAGTCCGGTATTGCGACAACGAAAGCAGGAACCGGGCAGTACATCAAGAATCGTCTTGACGTTATCGGCCCGACGCACGCAGGCCGCGTGCTGTTTTGCAATATCAACATTCGCAACCCGAACCCGAAGGCCGAAGAAATCGGACGGCAGCAACTCGGGGACATTCTGCGCGCGCTTGGCATTGCGAGCCTTACGGACACTGACCAACTGGTCGGCGGAGTGTTGTCGGTGAAGGTAACGGTGAAAAGCGACGAACAGCACGGCGACGGAAACGAGGTTAAGGCGTTCAAGGCCATTGAAGGCAGCGCGCCTCCGATGCCGGTAGCTTCCGCGCCTGCGGCAGCAAAGCCGGCAGGTTCTGCGCCACCTTGGGCGCGCAAGTAAGAACAACAACGGCCAAGGATGGCCTTTTTAATCGGAGAGAACATGACCGCCCTACCGCAACCCCGCCTAATCGAAATGATCGACGCCGCTTATGTCGAAAAGTACGGCAGCGAAAAGCCGCGTTACTACCTTGGGGCGTCTGCCATCGGGCACGAATGCGAGCGCAAGCTCTGGTATCAATTCCGGTTCATTGGGCTGGAGACATTCAGCGGGCGCATGTACCGACTCTTTCAGCGCGGGCACCGTGAGGAAGCGTATGCCGTCGGCAATCTCCGCTCCGCCGGTTGCGAGGTGAACGAGACAGACCCGACAACGGGCCGGCAATACAATTTCTTTTCATCAGGATTCGGCGGTTCGTGCGACGGCATCATAGAAAGCGGAGTGCCGGAAGCGCCGAACAAGCGGCATGTGCTGGAAATAAAAACGCACTCGAAAAAGAGTTTCGATGAACTTGTCGCCAAAGGTGTGCAGGAAGCGAAGCCGCAGCACTTCGTACAAATGCAGGTTTACATGGCCGCGTTTGACGTTGACCGGGCGCTGTATTACGCGGTATGCAAGGATGACGACCGCATCTATGTCGAGCGCGTGCGTCACGATAAGGCCGTGAGCGATTGGGCGGTTGAGCGTGCGCAGCGGATTATCTTTGATAACAGAATCCCGCCGAAATTGAGTCAGGACGCAACGTGGTATCAGTGCAAGTTTTGCAGCGCGCATGGTGTATGCCACAAAGGCGACAACGTGCAGCCGAACTGCCGTACCTGCGAACACGGTTCGATGCAAATAGACGGCGCGTGGAAGTGCTCGCACTGGCAGGCGGACGTTCCCGAGGACGCGCAGTTGGTCGGGTGCGAGAATCACCGGCTGATTGTTGATTTGGCGGTGCCGTTCTGATGTTGCGCGATTATCAGCAGCGGAGCATTGACGCGCTGCATGATTGGTTCGCGTCGAATCACGACGGCAATCCGGTGCTTGAGTTGCCGACGGGTGCCGGCAAGTCGCACGTCATTGCAGCATTCATCCGGCAGGCGGTGACGGAGTGGCCGGAGACTCGCGTTCTGATGCTAACGCATGTCAAGGAATTGATTGAGCAGAACGCCGCGAAAATGCGCGAACATTGGCACGGCGCTCCGCTCGGTATTTACTCTGCCAGCCTAGGACAGCGGACGCTGTGCGCGCCGATTACGTTCGCTGGCATTCAGTCGATTCACAAGCGCGCTTACGAACTCGGGCACGTTGACCTTGTGCTAATCGACGAGTGCCACCTGTTGAGCAACGAACAGACAGGCACCTATCGCAAGTTCATTGCTGACCTGACGGCAATCAATCCGCGCCTGCGAGTCATTGGCCTGACGGCAACGCCCTACCGGCTTGGGCAGGGAATGCTGACGGAAGGAAAGGACGCTATGTTCTGCGATATTCTCGCGCCGGTCACGGTGGAGGAATTGGTAGCGCGCAACTTCCTAGCGCCGTTGCGCTCAAAGCACACAGACACCGTGCTTGATGTTTCGACGGTCGGAAAGTCAGGCGGCGAGTACATTGCCGGGCAACTTGAGGCGGCAGTAGACACCACTGACGCGGTGGCCGCTGTTGTTGCGGAGACATTGGAGCGAGCCGCGCATTGCCGTTCTGTCCTTTGGTTCTGCGCAGGCGTGAGCCACGCGGAACACGTTGCCGCTGCCGTAGGCGGTGCCGTCATTCACGGCGGCACGCCGAAAGCGGAACGGGCGCGAATCATTGCCGACTTTCGCGCCGGTCGCATTCAACACCTGACTAATGCAAACGTGCTGACAACGGGCTTTGATGCGCCGGACATTGATTGCCTTGTGATGTTGCGGCCCACGATGTCGCCTAGCCTTTACGTGCAGATGGCCGGACGCGGTATGCGGCTGAAGTCGCACACCGATCACTGCCTGGTGCTGGACCTGTCCCTTAAACACATCTGACCCCGCCGACGCAATTCCACGTGTAAGTCTCGGG